TTCCTTGATCACCGTACCACGGATTCTTTTCATGCCAGCTTTTTGCCTCTGGAGTTGGCTCTGGAACCGCCTGCTGCTGAGCAGCCTGCTGCTCCGGCTGGTAAGTTTGGTAATTCTCTTGCTGCGGCTGAACCTGCTGCTCAGAAGCTTGCCGCGTCTTTGCGACACGCAACTTTTCTTTCTGAATCGCAATATCGTTCTTCAGCGAGTCGGCTTTTGACATCAGATCAGGATCACCCGCCTGCACAGCTTTACGGTAGATGTCATCGACTTGGGCCTCTTTAGACTTGAGAGCCTCTTCTTCTTTCTCCAACACCGTGACTTGCTGTTGCTGGGCGTACTGCCGATATTGCTGAAGCTCTTGCTCTTTCTGCATCGCAAGCTGCTCAAGTTGCGCTGCTCGCTCTTCAGCTTGTCGGGTCTTAGCGTTTAGCTTGTTGATGCGCTTAGAGACCGATTTGGTGTAGGTTTCTAGCTCATCGCTTTCGGGCGCAGCCTCCGCTTCTGTCTGCTCTACGGGATCTTCAGTTACCTCGATTGCAAACTCTTCTTCGGGTTGCGCTTGTTCTTGGTTGGTATTTTCAATCATGCGAAGCTCACTATGTCGTCTGGATCAATTATGGTTCCAATGACCTCATCGTCATTGATGATTCGGACTTCCTCGCCGTCTTCCAACTTGAACCGAGCGCCGGAGTAACGGCCAATGAGAACCCATTGCTTTTCTTGGCACCAAGGGGTGTCGCCGTATTTTTCTTTGTTGTCGTAACAAAGCGGCCCCATCTTTACTACATAAGCAACGACAGTCGCTAACGCCTCTCGATCGAGCGTCTCTCTTGTCAAAGCGATGCCGCCCTTGCTGACGCCTTTCCCCTTATACGGCAGAACCAACATGCGCCAGCCTGTGGGCTGTGGCATCCGCTCTAACGCGCTTAGATCGAGCAGTGATGGGTCTAGCACTCGCTCTTCTACATAAGCGCCTCCGACGCTAACTTCGGTCATATCTTGTTTTCCTTAAAGTATTGAGAAATCTCAGACTCGACCAAGTTTAGCGCAGTTAGTTCTCCCTGCAAACTTTTGTAGTGTTCTATATCTTTTAGCAAACCGTCCATCATCGTCGTCATAATCAAGCTTCGGCGGTCTTCTATCACACGCTTGAGCTTGTCTGCTAAATCGATGTCATCCACTAGACTTTCTCGTGAAAATCAAACCCACGAGTTGCAGCGCCTTTGCCACGCGCCTTTATGACCTTGATTGCACCGCCCATGGTTCGACGAACCAACTCTGGAGAGGTGGTCACGCTAGGGATCTTTTTGCTTGGCGAGTCTACTTTTTCAACTCGGCTCATATCCTTGATGCTCATTTTTTCGTCCTCTTAGTTGCAGGTTTTTTGGCAGGAGCCTTTTTGACCGCTGCCTTTTTGGTTTGTTTTTTGGCTGCAACCTTCGGCTCTGGTTCTGGTTCTGGAGCGGGTTCTGGTTCAGCTACAGCCTCCACAACCGGCTCCGGTAAAACCGGCGCTTCCGGCTCTGGCTCGCCATTGATTCTGGCCATTTTCACCGCGATACGGTGCTCGTTTGCCAATCTTTTGGCTTCTGCTTCGCTGGCTGCGGCGTCCATCGCTGCCGCTTCTGCCTGACGAGCAAGGCGCTTCATATCGCGCAACTCTTGCTGTCGTTCTAAAATGTAACTGGTCGTCATTGGCTTCCTCCGAACTTTGCTTGAAGCTCTATCAGCTTCAAATTAGCCTGCTGCTGCAACCGTTGCAGAGCTAGGTCTAGCTTGTCGTCCGCGACTTGTCGGGACGTATCAATTCTTTGTTTGGCGATTTCTGCTTCGAGCAACTTCTCGCGCTCTCTAGCTGCTTGTTTTTCCTCAAACTGACTCTGGTCAGCCTCAAGCTCGCGGCCACGAAGATCCAGCTCCTGCTGTCGAATCTGTACCAAGGGATCTTCTTCATTGCCTTGACCTATGCTTGCAAGCAGCTCCTGCGTAAGCTGCGCTAGGATCGGTGCAGAAAACTGCTCCGAGACCATTTGCAGCTCTTGCATCATCATTTGCCCTTGATCTGGCGGCATCTCACCGGACTGCATGGCTTGGTTGAGCTGGTTCATCTGCTCCATGATCTCTGGCGGCATTTGCTCCTGTGCGAGCTGAGCAGCTAAGAACTGCAAATGCTGCATCATGTGACCGATGATCATGCCTTGTAGCTGAGGGTTTGTTTTGACCATTTCAGTCAAAAACAACGACCGGTGAGCGTCGATGTGCGCTTGATGGTTCTGCTGCTCGAAAGCCATCGCTGGCTGGCCCATCATAAAACCACTGTTCTCCAACCCTGCATCGATAGGCATGGGCGGCTGTGGCTGTTGTGGGGGCTGCAATAGTGAGTCAATGTCGTCAACGCCCAAAGCTGCGTACATGCGACGATAAGCCTCATATATGCCTGTAGGCCCGTGTATTTCTGGGTTTGACTGCACCATCGTCAACAGCTCTTGAGCCATCGTGATTCGTTGGCTTTGGCTGAAAATGTTGGGATCACTTACTGGAATGATGTCTACACGACCATCAAAGTCTTGTCCCTTGATCTCCTGCGGCCCAGATCCCGTTTGGTACGGATAGACCGGTGGCAGATATTCAGAAAAGACTTTTGCCAGCAGTTGGAACTCGATGCGTTGGCTGTAATGCAATCTCTTGTGGATTGCGCTCATAACCTTGGTGCCACGCTCTAGTAACGCGACCGTAGTTCCGACCGGCATTGCTTGGTTCATATCGCCGACGTTCATATCAGCAATACTGGCGAACCGTTTGCCTGACTCAACCAAGAGTCCGAGCAGGCTCATGAGCACATTGCTTGGCTCTTTGATCGGCAGCGGTATTAGATTCTCTTTCAGAGAAGCGCCAGTGGTGTCTATGTCTCTGAACTCTCCCGGCTGCAATGGGTCGTCTTCGTCACGGATTCTCATGCCTCTTGCTTTGAATCCGGCCGGTAAGTTAGCCAAGGTTCCTGCGTCGATAAGCTGACGCAAAATGCTAGTTGATGCCTTCGCCAGACCGCCGATCATGTGCGACAGACCCAGCCCATAAAAGCCGAGGCCGGGGAGGAACTTGTACTGCACGAAGTAGTTGATCTTTTGTCTTAGCGGGTCAGCCTCCTCATAGTTGCGGCGAATCGACAGCACTTGCTGTGACGGCTCATCGATTGTCACTATGTAAGGCAGCTTTAAGCCTGTGGGCTGGCCGTCCTCGCCTATATCTTCATATCCGGGGATATCGAGGATGGTGTGGACTTCGTACACCGTGCGATCACGATCTTCGGCATAGCCGGGAGCCTGCCCTTCGATTTCGTCGATTTCTTCTTCGATCTCATCACGAGAAACGTGATAAGCACCACCCTTCAGTTCTATGTCGGCATAGAAACCGCTTAGCTGTTGCTTCCGAATCTCATTCTTCGACATGCTCAGAACGTGCGTAACCCGCTCTGCGCTGAAGAGGTCGGTAGCCTCGTAAGGCACCACGAGATCTTGTGGCTCGATAAACTTGCTCATCGCCTTAGAAGCGGCGGTGTCGAAGTAAACCTTCTTGAACGCGCTACCGGCGAGCGGCAAATAGAACAAGAGCATATCCAATTCTGGATCGTACTCCTGCATCACATTCATGATGTAGAAGTTCATGAATTCCTGAACTCGCTCCGCTTGGGCCTCGACCTCAGCATTGCGTGCGCCAACGATTTCAGTTTTGACTGGCCCCTTCGCTGGCAGCATTTCTTTATATGCTTGCGCCTGAAACTGAGTCACGGCTTCAGCTAAGATCGGGTGAATGACGCCGGTTGAGCCTTGGAATGGATTTGACCGAGACTCATCGAACTTCATCCCCAGATACTTCAAGCCATCGGTGTAAGTTTTTTCCCACTCCGATCGGCTTTCTTTGTCCGCTTTGATGGAGGCGAGAACATCGCTCGCCAGACTGGATAGCTCAAACTGGTCGAGCTGCTCTGCGAGGTTTTCGTTGAAGTCGCCGATCGGCTGTTGAGGCTCTGCGTCAATCTCGTCGTCGATTAGGATGCCTTCTTCGATGACCAGTATTTCTGCCGCCTCGCGAATCTGATCTTCGCGGCTGGGGTCTGGGATGACCTCGACTTCATTGCCTAACGGGATGATGTCTGGATCGTCGGCAGTGCCGAGCTGTTGCTCTCGTCGTTCAATAGCCATTTAATAATATACCTTCCGATCCCGACGCATCGGGGTTATTTCCTCGGCGTAATCACCGTCCAAAGCAAGAAAACCGCCCTGACGGAATCTCATCAACGCCATAGTAGCAGAGTCACAATAATCGTCATGGTCGCCGTAAGGGAAACTAGCCATCTCCTCGACCACCTCCTCTGCAAAACCGGTGTCGGGTGCCCACACCATTCCCGACTCAAATATCGGGGCGACACTGTTCATTCGAGCAATCTTATCCTGACCCCGCGATGGTGTATAGGCCGTAACAGGTATCCCCATCCGACGCAACTCTTGCGTCAGAGGGGTGCCAGACGCCTTCGCCTCGATCAAAACGCAGTCAGGCTCCCAATACTTGTACTCTTCCCACGCTAATCGTTTTAGCTCTGGGAAGTCTAAGCGCACGCGCTTGGCGTCCAACAAGATAATCTGCTCGACATCCATGTGCTCAAACACCGCCCAAGTCGTGATGGCAGAATAGTCCGCCGTTTCTTTTTTGCTGAACGCGGTGTCATAAGACTGGATTACATAACTGTAGGCCGGTACGTCCTCCCGCTCCCACTTGTTCCACCATTCTCGCTTTACGATCGAACCCTCTTCTGCTGTGGGGTTCTGCATCCACTGAGCGTTCCATTTAGCAATCGGCAAAGAGGCTTTTACCGACAAAAGCTCTTCTTTTTTCCAAAACTCAGGCCATAGCGGGGTGTCTGACTCTGGCATGATGGCAGGGAACTCCACGACATCCCATTGGTCGGCGTGGTCATCCCCCTGTTTTTTCAACACCTTGCCCACAAGGTCTTTCGTGCTCCACCGAGTCATTACGATGACGATGATGCCTCCCGGCTGCAAACGCTGACGAGGGCCGGAGGTATACCATTCGTAAACCCCGTCCATCGCGGTGGGGCTAAGCGCATCCTGCTCTGAGACAGGATCGTCGATGATTAAAAGATCTGCACCGCGACCTGTGATTGCACCACCAACACCCGCGTAGAAGGATTCTCCACCACCATTAGTCGTCCAGCGTCCGGCTGACTTGTTGTCCGCCTCAAGCTTCAGGTCGGGAAAAACCTCTTGGTAATCCTCTGAGTCGATGATGTTTCTGACGCGACGGCCGAACCGCACCGCAAGCTCAGCGGTGTGCGTGGTCTGGATGATCTTGAGGTTTGATCTGAGACCCATCATCCAAGCAGGGAAAAAGGTAGAGGCAAACTCAGACTTTGTATGTCGCGGTGGCAGACAAACGATGAGGCGCTTGAGCTTACCCCTAGCTATCTGGTTAAACTTTTCGCCGATGATCTTGTGATGGCGACCCTCAACAAACTCTGGCCACTGGCTTTTGACGAAAGAGATGAAATCGCCCTGACAACTTTCCTGCTTTTCTAGTTGGTCGTATTTGTTGAGAAGCGCAAGCGCCTCCTGCTTCTCCTGATCGGAGAGTATGTCGAAATCTTTTAGGGCAAGCTCAGACATCTTCCCACGGCTTTCCTTGGAACAACAAAGCCTCGGCCTCCCTTCTGCGAATCAGTCCATCCAGAACTTGACCGCCTGCCTTGTTCCAACGACGGATCTGATGCGGCGCATCGTCGAAATCACCCTCGTTGAGTCGTTTGAGTAGCGTGCTACTGCGTAGGTTGGTCGGCCCCAAATTGAACGTCCAAGCAACGAGCGCGTCAAATTGATTTTGATTCAGCTCCTGCTCCACAATATCATTGACGTAAAACTCGAACTCTTCGAGATCTTTGACGAGCAAATCTTCCGCCTCCTCCTGCGTGCAAGAGTCGCCCTCATTCACGCCTTGTGTATGGCCATAACCGATTGTCAAAACATCCGCGCTGCATCGATAGGCTTCGAGTTCGCAGCCTTCAAATTTTTTAATTAGAGCTATCCCTTCCTTGCTCGTCTTCATCTTCATCTTCTCCTGTTTGCAAATCTTTGTAGTATTGTACAATCGAGGAAAGCTGTCGTATATACCGAATAACGTCTGCCATATTCGCGCTAAGATTTTCATATCCTTTCGTGGTTAAACCATAAAACGCATTCGTCGGCGCGTTACCTTGCGCCAGATCGTCCAAATACTCCTGCATAGTCTCAGGCGTAAGAACCGTCCATTCAACGGGTAACGTATTTATTTTACCCGGCAAGGGCGGATGGTAGACGGGTGCAGGCTTTTCAATCGTGACGACCTCCACCGGTCTGACTTCCGGCGGAGCATCGATCATGCTGCATCCACTAAGGGCTAGGATCGGTATAAGCTTCCAATTCATTCAATACCTCAGCAGTGCCGCGATTGATGATCTTTTCGATCAGCTTGGGTTTCCGCAAAGTAAGCACATCGAGATTGTGCTTTGCGAACTTTTTTCGGATGGTATCGACCTCCTTCATCGCGTTCTGGTGGTCTTCTGTAAGTTGCTCAATCCTCAGCAACACAGCCTGCTGCTTTTCGCGTTGCTGATCAAGCTGTGCGTTTTGATCCGCGATGGTGTTTTCCAAAAGCTTTTGGTTCTCCGATGCTTGCTTGATTTGAGTTACCAAGGCATCTTTCTGCGCTTCAGTTTTGTCGTAATACATCTTGAAGCCGCCCAAGGATAGAGCCAGAGCTAAGCCCAATCCGGCTGATAGTTGCCACATCACGCCCACCCGCTATATCGGGCAAAACATTTGCCGCAAAGTAGTTTTACTTTCAGATGCACAAAATCCATCACCGCTCCCGGCTTTTTGCAACCAGCACAGCGCAGGGTGACTCGCCTCTCATCGCTCACCGAGCCTTCGCCATATACGCTGTCGCGCCAAAGTATAGCCCCACAATCGATGCCTGACTCAAAAACAGCATGTCACTCAGAGAAGCCATAGTGGACAGACGGGACTCAGGGATAAATGGCATAAGTGGTAGTAGAGCGTAAACGACCATACTGCTAAGAGACACCCAAGCCATTCGTC